AACACATCATGGATAGACACAATCTCAGCCTTAGAGTCGTACTCTTCAATCGCAGCCTCTTTTGCATTGAGGGTTATTTCAGCCATGAGGCACTGAACAGCGCAGTACTTGCTGCAGTACAGCTCACCATTTACCGCGTGAACTTCCTCGTGCCTTACCAGTGGCGACTTGCATTTTGGGCATAGGTTTAATTCTTTCATCGCGCTTCTCCTTCATTTTGGCTTCTAAGATTCGCTGTCTTTTGTAGCACTCCCGACAATCACGACGATAGCGCGTTTTACCGTTGCTATACTTGCCATCCTTGTAGAATGCCTCTACGGGTTTCAGCTCCCCGCAACTGCCACAGACTCGGTGCGTATCAGTATCTCGTGCACCTACATAGTCCATGTCAAAGATTTGTTCCAGACCCACACTTAACCTCCTAATAGTTGATTCATAATTGAGCAGGCTTCATCATATTGTGCTTGACCGTGTAAGCTCATGCGGGCATACTCAAGGCCAATGTCTTCCAGGCACTCAGCCAACTCTTTCAGCAATTGATCCTCATCCATTTGTATCACCTCACTTGTCCGTGTTACAGGTCACTGGTCTCACGAATCTTGCCTCTTATGTAACCCGCGGGCCTTCGTCCGCGGGTTACGCAGTTCCCTGTCTTTATTATATTATATCACGAAAAGAGGCGGATGTATTCAGTTTTTAGAAATTCGGTGCGGCCACTACGCGGTTTTTACTTACTGACCGCTTCTTCCTCAGGTTCGCTCATGATGTACTGGATGTAAGCCGGAGTAAGCTGAGACGCGTTAGCCAGGGTGTAGATACGCTCAGTCCACTTTACGTTAGAAGCAATCTTACGCGCAGCGGCACGGATTTGCTCAACTGAGGAATCGATACCGTCAGCGTGGCTGACGATCATGGCCTCAACGCACTTAGGCGTTACGGGCGAGCCATACTCCAGGGAGCCATGGTGCGACAGGATGATGTGGCGCAGCAGCTGAAGCTTCTTCATGACTTTGTAGTCATCTGTGTTGAGGTGCACTTCGGCGAAGTTACCTACAAACTCCGCACCCATGAAGATGTGATCGTATAGCTGGCCGTCGTCAGTCATGCCGATTACAACGCCATCCATCTTGTAGGTGAACAGCTTGCCGATGTCATGCAGCATACCACCTACAATGCAGAGGTCAGCGTTTGCCTCAGGGATTTCATGAGCGAGTGCCTTTGCGATCCTGGCGACACTCAGCGAGTGCACCAGCGTGCCACCGACATACGCATGGTGAACGCCCTTAGCAGCGGGTACAGTGATCCATGCATTACGCAGTTCATCAAAGATGGCCAGAGACAGATCGCGCAATGTATCATCTTTTACCTCGCTAAGTAGCGCGTAAGCATCCATGTAGATGCCTGCAAGGTCATGGCCAGAGTCCGGCGCAAACTCAGAGATGTGACGGGTAGTGTTCTTACGCAGCGTTCTTACGTTCAGCTGCTTCTTACCCTGCCACTCAGACACCTGGGCATTAACATCCAGGATACTGTTGATATCAGGAATATTACCGGACGACCAATCCCAGTAGTTACCGGCGATAGTATCCGTGCCATCGTAGAACTCAAGGGCCAGATAGGGCTTCTTTGCCTTTGTTTCACGAGCGGTAGCAGACTTTACTACAAGAGTAATATCGCATACCTTACCGACTTCAAGTTCAGCTATTTTCATCTTGCTTTTCCTCCGTTTTATCTTGGTAGCGTAACCATATTGCATTGTCTGGATCTACTAAATCCATATTTGTTGCTGCGTCTATTGCTTGCTGTAGAGCTAATACAAACTCTTGCATTGGATAGATTATTTTTATTGGTGTATTGGGATCTGGCGTCTTTGTTCTGTTTAGTGGCATCATCAGCGGTATGTTTATACCGTTACGGCCAGGCACCCATAAGCCGTCGCTGCGGCGCTTGTAGAACTCACGTATTGTTACACATCGGAAACCATCACGTGTGCAGGCAGATATATGGAAGCGTAACGTACTAGACTTTTGTATAACTGCAATTTCCTCGAAGTTATCCCATACTCTTATAGGCCTATTCCTAGCTGCTTCTCTTCTGGCTGCTTTCTTTGCCGCCTTTGCTGCTTCACGCTCGTCCTTAGTCGCGGCATACCTGGCCCTATTAAATGCCAGTAGACCCGCCATAACTTCAGCCCTACGTTCAGCAGCACCAGCTTTGTACTCTCTGGCCCTTGCGTCAGCTTCAGCGCCTTTTCTAACGTGCTCAGCATGACCAGCAGGCATAGCTGAGACCTTTGCTTTTGACGGCTTTGACGACACCTTCATATACGAAGCTGTCACTTTTAACATGGACGTGCACCTCTGCGTATATTGAATACTTCACCATTGAATACATCATAGTTGAGGTACTCAGTAGCTACAGGATCTACAAAGCCGCAATCCTGCTCTTCCTTTTGACCCCAGCTTGGATTACCATTTTCTGCACCAGCAGTGATAGGACACCTGAATGTCTCGAAGTCAGACATAAGCCAGCGTAGGATAGGCGCTATCTTCTTCTCGTCCTCATGGATGTTGAACACAACTTCGTCATGAACTACATTGGTCATGTGCGTCTTGAAACCATGGTACATCAAGAACTTGTAGATGCGTACGATGCGGTGCTTAATGTAGTCTGCAGCGCAGCCCTGGATCAACGCGTTAGGCGCCTTGTAGCAGTCATCAGGGTCGAGGCGGCGACGTCGTCCAAAGAAATTCTTGACGTAACCCCTGGTCTTGATGACTTGCTGGACAGTGTTGATGAACACGCGTGCTTCAGGCATTGTGCTGAAGTAACGAGCCTTAATGTCTGTAGCCTCAGTCAGCGACACCTTCAGGTCGTTAGCCAGCGCCTGGTTGCCCATGCCGTATATCAATGCGAAGTTAAGCGTCTTAGCTCTGCTGCGAGCTGCTGTAGCTTCGTCATCTCCGGCGTGCACTCGCTCGACAAGGGTGTCGAGGTCAAGACCGAATAGAGTTGCAGCTGTAGCGGCATGGACGTCATATCCGTGTTTAATTTGATCGAGTAGCGCCGGGAGTTTCGCATAATGGGCGAACAGTCTGTACTCGACCTGGTCAAGGTCGAAGAACCACATTTGATAGCCATCATCAGGCACAAAAGCCTTTCTAATGCGCTTGTCCCGTTTGGGCAGTGTCTGCAACGCGGGCTTTGTAATAGACATGCGGCCTGTAGTAGCCTCAGTCTGATTGATAGATCCGTGCACTCTATTGGCTGAGTCACGTTGACTGTAGATTCCATCAGCATACGTAGTGAGCAGTTTTTCATATTTACGGTACTCCAAAATCTTCTTAACGATCGACACATTATGGTTTTCAGCCAGATCATTCAAGGCATTCTTATCAAGCTTCGGATTACCCTTGTCGGTGCGGCCAATGAGTGAGTTGCTGACGCCAAGAGCCATCAACACATCATACAGCTGCTTTGCTGAGTTAATGTTGAACATGCGACCAGCCTCTTCATAAATCGCGCGCTCAGCATTGTCAGTCAGCTCCTGTAGATCCTGCTTCAGAGGTATCTCATACGTTGTATCTACACGCATGCCATAGCGCTCCATAGCATATAGGGCAATCATAAGCTCCATCTCATTGTCGTACAACGGACGCAGGCCCTCAGCATCCAACTTCACAAAGTCTGTGATGAACTCGAGATAGCAGTTCCAAACGTCAGCATTGGCATACTCAGCCAATAATTCGCGGGCTATCTGACGGTAATCAGAGACCTTGTTAAGTTGCTTGTAGGCGTCGACCATATACTCGAACTTAGTGATGCCACCAGGCAGACGAGCGGCGATGTCACGCAGCTGATAAGAATGGCGGTTCTCATCAATAATCTTAGCCAGCACAACAGTGTCGTGCAGTCTACCTACAATCTTGAGTCCGACATTTGCAAGCATGTGCATATCGAACTTGGTGTTGTGCGCGATCTTCTCAATTGTGGGATCTTCGAGCAGCGGCGACACCTTCTTAAATTCAGTGAAGCCGTTCTCTACACAGTCGAACAATGTGTAGCTGTTCTTGCCATCGCAGATAGATAAGCAGAATGGATAGTCTTGCGGGGTCGCGTGCTTGCCGGAGCCAACCCAACGACGCACCACCCATTCTGGTACGTCGTGGCTGTTCTGGAAGTGCGGGTGGGTTTCAGTATCGAACGTGATGAAGCGCCTGCCCATCAGTTCGAACGGCTTTACCTTGCTCAGTAGCTCTTCAGCAGTTTGTACCACGTAGAAATTTGATACTTTGTGCTCACTGGCAAAGGTTGCTGGGTTGTAGGTGTAGCCGGTGCCCCTTTGGATAACGGGGCGCCGTTTTGATTGTATTGCCATATACAGTCCTCCTTCTTATTATATTATATAATAAAGTATCGCGGATGTATTCAGTTTTCTAAAATTTATTTTCTTACTGCGTGTGGTATAGCTATCTACAATCGTCTTCTTCATACTTAGCTAAAGCGTCCTCGGCCAGGCACCATAATGTCATGGCGCCAAACGCAGCCATCACGCCAACTGCAAGTAGTATCTTCATTGTATCACCTCATAGTATATTGTAGCTGTATCTCACGTAGTGCTTGTTGAATGCACGATGTGGCACCTTTTCGATGCGCCCTGCTTCCAGCAGGTCAAGGATGGCATAGCGTGCTCTTGACTGCTTAAGATTAGCTAACGCAGCAATCTTAGACACAGGCGCCACTACACCGTTAAGTTCTACAAGTGCCTGCAGAACTTTATCTTGCTCTTCTTTGGTAGTAACAACATTTATCTGAGCCATTTATTCACCTCCTGCTAGTCCGTAGATATTGCTTATTAAATATACGCCCATGTCCTTACGGGCGTTATGCGTCTACCCAGGCCTCTTACAAGTAGCTTTTATCAAGGTACACACACTTGATGCCAGCATTTTTAAGAAGCTCAATACCAGTCTGATCCTTCCACTGCTCCATGTAGTACACAGTGGAAAATCCGCCAGGCGCATTGATAATAGCGGCAGCACACTGCTTACATGGTGACAGCGTAACAAACATCACCTTGTCGGCTGCGTCACTGCGGCACTTAACCAATGCGTTGATCTCTGCATGTACGCAGCCATACTTGCCATCGAGTCTGCACATACAATCCGCCAGGCCCTTAGGGCCGCCGTTAATGCCAATGCTATAGACCTGCGTGAGGTCTTTATCTACAATGATGGCTGCCACATGCTTGTCTTCACACTTTGATAGATTTGCAAGGTCCGCCGCAAACTTAGCGAACACACGAATGCGTTGTGATTTACTCACAATGACCACCTCTGTATAAACGTATCGCTACCCTTGTGTAATCCTCGAGCGCATCAGTAAGCGCCTTGAGGCAGGGCATAAGTTGCGTGGTATACTTCGCTGCATTTGCAAGATCTTCATCGCTGCCAAGGAATTCAATAAACTCACCAGTGGCATGGCTGACAGCAGCACTAGCTATCGTTATCTTGTTAGTCGCCGTCTGTATGTCTTGTAGATCCTTTATCAGCTTTTGAGGCTGCATCTAACTTACCTCCTAAGTATTCTATAATTTTTACAAGGCACTCACGGTACTCTGTGCCGTGCGCTTTGTGATCGCGAGCTAGCGTGTACCTGAATGCGCTCCTTGATAGGTTCCAGGTGCTAGCGCATTTCTCGCATAGCGGAATTACATTCCAGTCGCAGTATCTACCACCAAGCTCGGCACCTACAAAGAAACCTCGTGCATCAATGTCATTGCTGTGGCACCTAGCGCATCCGTCAAAGTGCCTGCACGCTTCAAGCCACTGCTCTTCAGTTAGCGTTGGATAGTTCTTCGGTACACTGTTGATTTTAGCTACCCACTCGTCAAACTGGTCTTCGAGGAACTTGAGCTTGCTGTCCCTTACTACCTTATCATGCGCTGCAGCACAGGCTTTACAAGTCCATGTGCCAGACTCCATCTTTTCAATAGGTGTTGGCTTATGGCATGTAGTACACACAATTACAGGGAACACTGCACCGCATATTAAGCATTTTCTACCGGGCTGGGTGATTGGGTACACCCAGCCGCAGTTTTTACAGGTCTTTGTATTCATACGTCAGCACAGGGACGTAGTGTGGAACGTCGGTCATCAGCACATCAAAGCCATTGCAGATCGCGTGGAATGTGTCTTTCTTAGTGACGTAGTCTTCACCACGTCTCAGGCAGCGCTTCCATAAAGTCGCTTCAGGAGCTGTGCAATGAATAATCAATGCGCCGTTCTTTGCCAGCAGACGCTCCAGCTCATACATCTGAGGGTACGTGATAGCAGAGCTGCCACGCATAACAGGGCCGTATACCATCTCGCTGTACCAACCACGGTCCATGATGCAGTTCTTGCCTGCCTTGATAACCTGGGTGTACTCATCAAACAGACTCTCAACATTAGAGTCCGTCTGATGAGATCGGTGCAGCAGCATAAAGCCAGTCTGGTCCTTGATCTTGTTGGCCAGTGTAGTTTTGCCAGAGCCGTCAGGGCCTTCTAAGATGATAATCATTCTTTACCTCCATTCAGCAGCGGCCACTTCTCATTGATAATGTGGCGCGGTACAGGCAGGTCAAACGTCACAGCATCCTTGTAGAACTTCTTCATAGGATTGCCGCAGCACATCTTGCCCTCTCTGCATCTACCATGCATGCAGTCAGGTCCAGCGAGACCGAAGAACTCTTCACCATAAGGTGTCTTCAGTAGCTCTTCCCAGATGCGCAGTGCAACATACTGAGTCTCGACAGTGTTGCGATTGCAGCTTCTCATACGGATGAAGTACTCCCATGCCTGATGGTTACCCTGCATAATCAAGATATTGCGCAGGCCCTGCGGCGCCACGTATCCAGCGGTGTCATTGTCAGTATCTCTGGCAATCAGCCTGTAGGCGTCCATAGCCTCACGGCATGTATCAAGATACATGCGTGTGTAGTGCTGAGGGAACCGCGGATCTTTTGCGTCAATCTCTGTTACAGCATACGGAACCACAAAGTCAGCCTCACCACTGTAGTCACTATACTGCAGCGACGCAGACACGAAGTTAGTGCCGACCTGGGAAGTTCTTGCCTGGGCGAGGAAGCGGCGAGATGCACCTACAATGGCAATAGTGATAGGCGTGAACCGCTTAATAGTGCCATGTGGCAGCTGCGCGATAGCTTCTACAAAGCCAGGCGTGAAGGACTGATTGAACAGTGCCTCAAGATCTTCCATATTCTTAACCTTATGGCCGCGTTGTGTCAAACGTGCCAGGAAAGTAGACCATTGGCCAGGGTCACCGTGGGTTTCAAAGACTTTGATCTCAATCTTGTTCATCGTGCATTACCTCCAAAACTGACTGGTTTCTGTAGCTCACGTCGGCCGTGTAGCCAACGTCCTGGCGGCGATGGTTTTCCTTGTTCTTGGCCATATACATTTCATAGAACATTGCGGCGTCGAAGTCCAGCGCGAGCATAATGTTCATAAAGAAGTGCCAGGCGTCGATGCACTCCATGCGTGCCTTTTCGAATGCCGCATCGATCTCTGCATCAGTCATGCCAGAGTAATCCTTCCAGGGCTTAAAGAATGGCAGCTCGTACAGCATCTCGTTGACTTCCTGGTTTAGGTGTATAGAGTGCTCTTTGATGAACGCTACGCGTTCTCTGTTGGTCATGTGCGGGAAGCTCGGATTGAGTCTGCACTGAAAGCGCGCCTGAGTAATAAGCATTTCTTCAAGTTTATTCATTGATGTCAGCTCCTAGCATGTTATTAGTCTGGTGTTCCTTTAACGGTCATCACACGGAATGTAGTTACTTTCTTGCACTGCTCGTACACTTCAGGGAAAGTAGTCTTAAGCAATGTAGTATCTACACGTGTCTGAGAACGTGGAGACCACTTAACCGTATGATTACGGCAGTATGCGATCTCTTTATCCTTGATACGGTCTTTGAGGCGGTTCTGTGCCTCCTCCATATTCTTCTCAAGCTCTTTGATCTTTGCTTTGCACTCGACGATGACGGCAGCAAGGTTGTCGCTCTCTTCATCTTCAAGCATGACCTCAGAATTCTTCTCAACTTCAGAGTAAGTGCTGTTTGCAAATACGGTATCCATTGCCTGCAGCTCAGGCTCTTTAAGAGCAAGCACATTGTCAAACCAGAAGCACTTAACTGCGGGCAGAATCGTTTCTTGCAGCAGCTCGTCATTTCTGTAGACCTCATAGCTGTAGAACTTGTTGCCACCTACAAGGCAGGCAAATGCGCCCCACTTAATGTCGAGGATGTACATATACCAGTTCAGCTGATAAATGTAAGACAGCAGGATATCACCACTTGCCCACTCCTCATCATTATACTCGCTTGTAGTTTTGCACTCAAGGATACCTGCAATCTTACCGTTCTCATCAAGAATGAGGCGGTCAACGTTTGCACGCATCCAGGGATGATCCTTGTGGCACACTGTGGCGCCGAGTTCAGTCAGCGTCCAGCCCTCGCGGCCCTTATCAGCCGTGAGCTCGCGGCGCTTGAACTCATCAGCAACGATAGGCTCAAGCAAATGGCCGAAGTGCATCCGCTCTTGCGAGGCGGCGCCGGGTTTCAGCGCCTCCTCAAATTGACCTGTCTTGTTAAAGTAAATCTGACGGGCAGAGCTAAAAGGGCTCACGCCACAAATAGCTCCGACATCAGAACCACCAATGCCCTTGGTTCGTACGGCAAGCCATTCTTTCTCATCTTCTTCCTGGCCTACAGTGCTCACTACGCGGACATTAGACAGCTGCTTGATAATATCCTGACTCAGCATATCAGACCACCATCAGGTTGGACATCTGAATGGCCGGGTTGGACTTCAGACACATATTCTCGTCGTATGCTTCGAGGATGTAGTCAATCTTCTCAGGGATGTTCTCGGTGTTGATGGCCAGCTCAATTGCGCCGGTGGGCAGCTTCACGGCAGTAACCAGGTACTTCGGCTTGAAGTACTCAGTAATGCCTGCTGCCTTATCTTCCTCAGAAGGCTCTGCCATAGCAGTCTTCATAATGTTCAGGTAGTATCTCAGTTCGTTTTCCATGATGTTCCTCCTTAATATTCAGCACTGTAGTAGTTCTTACGTGCCGTTTCAATCTCCTGCTTATCTACAGGTTTATTTACCAAGTTCTCAAGCAGCTCGGTGCCAAGTGGTAAGCGCCTGTAGTCGCCCCGCACTTTATCTACAAGGGTGTTTGTAGTTAAGAACTTGAGTAGCATACGCAGGTCATCCTTAGACAGACCAGTGTAGTCTTCAAGGGTGGCTCTGCTGAAGTATGGCAGCTGATAAAGTATCTTCGCCATTTCATTGAAGTCCATAATTGGCAATGCAAGGAATGCAGTACGCAACTTAGCAATGTTATCATCAGACGTATCAGATGTGACAAGGTCTTGTTCGCTCATCTTATCATAACCGAAGCTCTTTGCATGGTAGAGTTCGTTCATGAACTCAACTACAAAGTCGACATGCTCAGGCGTGACAATTACCTTTTCGCCGGTATCGTCAGACGAGAACACGCAGCAAGCAGCTGCTGTGGCGAGGCGTGCAATCTTTATACGCTGATCAGCAGCTTCTACCACCGGTACCTTCGACGAGTATACGGAGCCCATTTCTGTCGCGCATTGCAAGATGCGTTCCGTTGCTTCAGGTGTGAAGATGACATCATCCGGTTTCCTACTCCAAGCCCATAGTACCCTTGTGTTGCAAGCGTCTGACGTATAGACATGGGGCACTTCCGGAATATCCTTGAGTGACTTGTTGACGAGTCCTGGGTCAACGTCTCCAGAAGCGACTGACATAGCGATATCCAGTCGTCTAACATCTTCTGCTTTTCCCATGAGTTTAAGCACAGCGCTAACTCCGTAAGTCTCTGAGTTAAGAGGTCTGCCGTTTCTTGGATTACTGATGTAAATTGCTCTTGTGCGGCTTGTAGTTTCAGCAGTGATGACTCCGGTAGCTTTAGCGATACCAGAGCTTCGGACGTCGGACATGACTCCAAGATCGTCTTCGCTAAGTCCGCTAAGCTCGTCAATAGTGACAAGGCCGCCGTCGTTAAGCGGGAAAGCGCCCCATACAAGGAACCATCGCTTGTTTGTCTGCTGCATATTGTAGACAAGTCCGGTTCGCTTTGAGGACTCACCGGAGTGCAATTCTCCAAGTCTGTAATGGTGCATCATCCTTTCTACAATAGTGGTCTTAGCCTGACCAGAGTCACCAATAATCAGCAGCTCACCCCAGCCTCTCTTGACGTACTGCTCCTGAAAATAGAAGTTCAAGACAGTATGGTAGATAAGGTCTACAGCAAAAGCTACATGACGTCGCTCCCAGATATAAGTAACATTGCGCTCAAGGTCACGATGGATCTCAGCAAACTTATCCTTGACGCTCTGCCCTGGCTTCTGCTTGAATAACTTCAAGTGTTCCAGGGCCTCATCGTCAAGCTCAAAGTCGCTTATCATATCTTTCTCAGGTATTGCCTGGTCGAAGACATACGTGGCGTACTGCGAGTTAGGTTCGGGGTACATGTAGCCGATCATCGTGTAACGCTTGTTAGTCTTCAGGTTATTACCAATGTAGTAACCAGTACGAACTACATAGTCATGCTCTTTGGAGAAGCCGAAGTTTGCTTCAGCTTTAGGGATGAGGCGAAGTTCCTCAAGGTTCATGTGCTCTTCAACCTCAATCACGCAGCGATCGCAGCGAGGATTGATATTAAGAGCATTCTTAATTTCTGTTACCTGTTGCTTGTCCGTACACTTAATAAGTTTCATGATGGTCTGATCTTTAGAAGTGAACGTCATGTGCATCTCACCTGCATTTAATGCAAGTGCACAAGATTGACACTTCTTGTTCTCACCATCAGCTGCATCACCACAGGATGCCTTGATCTTCTTAGGGCACAAGAACGGTGTACTATCCTTACCACTTACCATGACTGGTATGCGCACGCGCTTACTATAATATTGAGCAGAGGCACTGTCTGATAAATGAACATCAGCAGCTTCACTCTCATCAGCAAGACGCGCTTCAGTGACAGAAGGATCTACAAACTTTGTAGCTCCATCAAGCATCGCCTGAAAATCCTCTGCCGTTTGGCCACACTTGGTGAAGAAATCCGTAATGTCGCCTTTAACAGGGAAATTCTCTGGCCAGTTAATTGTGTAGACATCTACAACGCGATACAGCTTCTCACACAGCTTGCGTGTAGCATTTCTGCCGGCCTCATCATTATCCTGGGCGAGGTACACACGCTTCTTATTTCTGAACAGCTTAGTCCAGTCAGGTTTCCATGTACCAGCACCACTTGTAGCGCAAGCACACGGGAAGCCATTCTGCTCGGCGGTGAGGCGGTCCATTTCACCTTCACACCAAACAATGTAGTCCAGACTGTCATCAAGCACTCTGTCTATACCGAAGATACGAACCTCACCATAAGTGTTGTTGTATTCATCTACATAGTTAAGTACCTTCCACTGATCATCTGTAGAATTCCACTTGTAGCGTCGGAAATTGACAAGTGTATTAAACTCGTCATAAATAGGAATAGTGACTCTGTCTCCATCCCAGCCAAGCTGGAAATCTACAAGAGTCTTATCAGTCAAGCCTCTGCGTTCACGCAGAACGTCGCGAAGTGGACCTGTCAGAGCCATCAGCTTTTGATGATACTCTTGCACAAGCCCAACTTCTATATCAGGCCTTGTAGGTTTAGAGCCGTCAGGACGCGGAATCTTAAGTCCGTCGCCCAGGTCAAACCAGGCCTCTTCATTGGTCTTACCGTACAGCGCTTTGTACATGGTATGAATATTGCCCTTAGCATGGCAGCTGTTGCAGTACCATACACCTTTGGCGAGGTTAACCGTCAAAGACGGGTTGTTATCAGTTCGTGATTCATGAAGGTCCTTAAATGGACACTCAGCCTTAACCTCATTGCCGCGGCGCTGTACGTTTTTTAGCTCATTTAAGAAAAAGGCCTCGTTATCTATCTCGGCCAGTATGCGGTTGCGATAATCACTCCAACGCACAGTTTCTGCTCCCCCAATCCGCCACCAGGAGTGGAGCACTCCTGGTGGCTATGATGCTTAAAACTCAGTTGCTTCGGTATTGATGGCAGGGCCAGCAGATTCCACGCCAGCACCAGGATCGTCCATGTCGTATGCAACATCCTGCATGCTGTTGCGATACATCTTGAACAGGGCCAGTGCAAACTCACGGTCAGCCTCATCAGTAGGACCTGCTGCGGTCATGACGGGGATGAACCATTCGTTGCCACCCTTGGCCATTTTCTTCTCGTTCAGCTTATAGCCGAAGTTCCACATGTTCTGCATGGTAACCTTAGCCAGGCTGTAGAGCTTCTTGCCCTCATTGTAGCAGGTCTTAGAGAAGCTCAGGATGATGGGCATGCGCTCGCCAGCAAAGAAGCCGAAGAAGTTGATGTACTTAGTGCAGGTAGGCAGTGCTTCCTTGCCCTGCTTGCTGTTGTCGAACTCGCAGCGGCGGCAAGACTGACACATCAGCGCAGTGCCATCAGACATTGTGCCGACGCGACCATCACGTGCGATACACTTGATGCCGCCGCCCTCGGAGCGCTCACGCCACCAGACGTTGTTGTTGAACTTGAACACAGGGATGAATACCTTACCGTTCAGCTTCTCTTTGGTCAGAGAGTTGATGATGTCGCCTTCCTCTGCCTCTCTTGCACGGACCTCAGGGCTGAGCGTCTGGCAGACCTTAACTCTGGGGATGATAACGTCCGTGGACTCTTCGTCTTCGAAGCCCATCGGCGCACCATTCTGGATCATCAGATCCTCGTTTTCTTTCTTCATGATGTCTGTACTCATTGTTGCTATTCCTCCTATTATATTTGCAACGGCATTCACCGTTACTTTATTATATTATATCATGCTGTAAATGAAAGGTGAACTTCAGGTTTTACGGAGGCTATCGGCTGCATCTACAACCTTTGTAGCTATCGCATCAGCTACTACATTAGCTGTTACCCAGTTCTTAAATACAGAGGCACTCGGCTCAAATCCATTGTTACGCACGGATAGCTCCTTTGCAGCATCAAAAACCTTTTGCTTTGTAGGTGCCAGGCCATCGTAGCGTGTTTGTACCAGTTTATGCAGCCAGTCACCTGTGTCGTCACGCTCGAGTGCTTGATCGGCCGTTACACGACCGAATGGAATACAGTGACCCTTGACATGGTAGTAAACAATCTCAATGCCAGCTCTTTCACACATATCAGCTGCATGAGCGATCTCGCGCCAAATGTCGACGTTCTTAGCGGTATCACCAGCGCGTGTGCACCAGTTGTTGTTCTGCCAACTTGCATACCATTTCTTAGTCATTGCATTGAAGATGTATTCAGAGTCGGTAACTACAAGAGACTCCATATTAGCAGAGTAGATGTATTCCAGGGCCTTCAGCAGGGCGAGCAATTCGCCCCGCTGATTTGTGGAATTATACTCATAGGCGGACAGTACTTTAGTGGCGACGCGGCGCTTTGCATCATCAAACTGTTGGATGAATACGCCGCCAGATGCCGTACAGTCTGGCTTGCCGTTGCGGCGGCACGCACCATCAATCGCAATAAACAAGTGGCTCACACGCCTCACCGTCCTTATCCGTAAATTGAATAGTATCTACTGCGGCATACACGCACTTACCATCGGGCAGCTCTGCGATGAAGTATGCATCGCAGTCACCATTAACGTCAACCTGATAAAGACCGAACACGTCTACGCGTACACGCTCGTCTTTCTTCAAGCCAGCGCGAGGAACATCGCACCGCGGTGTCAATACCGCAGGACGTGTGCACAGGTTCATATGCACTTTGATATCACCGAACGCAGCCATTACTCTACCTCCCCGACAAAGCGCTTGAAGATAGGGCAGTTAAGGCTCGTCATACCAGCAGCGTTTGTAGATTCACCAAAGCACTCAATCTCAATGCTCTTACCAATCCATTTTGCAGGGTTGAGCCAGAGCTCCCTGCGCTGATCATCAGTGAAGCCGGAACCAACACCGAGGTAGCTCTTCTCACCACGTTTATTTGTGTACTCAACTACAAGAGCACCCATGGCATCCTCATACTTACCGGTGCCCTCGATAATATCAACGACAGGTAGTATGTGCTCTTCAGTGTGCTTTACTTTAAGCAGACACTTTGATCGCTTGATCTCATAAAGACCATCGGCAGTGTTCAGCATTACGCCCTCGCCACCGCGCGCCCAGATCTGTTCAACAATTGGTGTCACCATATCCAGGTTCTTGACGAGGCCCAGGATAGGTACAGGCTTGATGAACTGTAGATCCTTGTGCAGACCAAAGGCTATGATGCGATAGTTCCAGTTTTCATCGATCAGCTTGATGCTTTCATCCATCATGGTGGCACCGAGAAGGATCTTACGGTTCAAGGCGCTCATTTTACTGCATCCTGCGTAGAACTCTGCTACGGGCAGCATATCGAACACATTGAAGGTCAAACCAGTCTTAGCACCCTTACTGTTCGCAATAGAGTTAGTAGCCTGGCGCTGGGCGATGCAGTCTTTGAAGTTGCCGGCAGCAAGCAGCTCACCGTCGTACACATGGTTGTCCGGCAGAAGCTTTGCTTCCTCCATGATCTCGACAAGGCCGGTATCTTCGTGACCAGAGCGACTGTAGAACCTACACGCACCATTCTCTTTTACAAGGATACGGCGAATGCCATCCAGCTTTTCAGTGACGATGCAGGGCCAGTGAATCTTATGAGCAGGCACGTCATCGAACAACGTACCAAGCATGCAGCCTGTTTTCGGTATGAAGTCTTTACCATACACATTGTTTAACGAGGTTGCAGTAATGCCGATCTTCAGGTTCTGCGTAACCATTGCACACGCAAGGCGCATCGCATCTGCTCCATATGCCTTATTTGTGTAGGTAATGAATGCTCTGGCAAAAACCAGGTCACTATCACTACCCGTCTGATGCATGCTGAAATAATGAATTGCTTCGCCCCACTCAATGTCACGAATGAGATCTGCATTCATTAGGCCGCCTGCTTTGGTAAGCTTAGCATCAGAGATACCTGTCTTGCAGTACGGATTGTAGATGAACTTCAGGATTTCCTTCAGTCCAGGTGTTTTGCCATACTTCTTCAGAATGGCAAGTCTGTCGTTATAGCTACTGGTTTGTCCAATAAGCTTAACGATTTGTGCTACGTCTTTCACATGTATTCCTCCAGTTCTAATTTTAATCTATATTTGAAAACGCTAAGGGCTTTGCTAACCGTTGGTTGCGAGGTTTTCAAAGCCTTGGCGAGTTCAGACTGAGTTAACTTGCAGTCAGAATTGTACCACATAATTATGGCACGTTGCTGTAATTTTGTCATTGTGCTAAGCACTTTGTAGAAGGCGTCTCTAACTACACCCTTAAGCTCTTTGAATAGCACGACAGCTTCTGCATCAACACCGTCAGGTAGAAGGTCTACAACCTCATCTGCTCCAGGGTTATCTGATGCAGTTTCATGATATGACACTATATCAAGCTGCCGTTTCTTATTCAAAGTTCGCAAGTGCTTTCTCAGCGCATTGGCAATTACACAAACTGCATAGGTAGAAAACACAGTACCAGCGTTTTCATCGTATGTCAGGATAGCTCTATACAATGCTTCATATGCATAGCTCTCAGCGTCCTGATCATACAGTAAGTTGAAGCGGGCAAGCTGCTGGTATATCAGACCTTTGTTTGCCGCGATCCTATCGTTGATGTCCAATCTGGTGTCCTCCTCTTTGCCTCATCTACAAGATCTGCGACTTCCTTAACAGTTCTGCATACACCGCCTATTGCACCACACTCTACCATATCTTCTATAAATTGCTCTTGGTGCGGCGACGCTGTGCCTTCGTCATCTTTGAGCTCAGCAATTACAAACTGACCTCTCACGTTAATGAACAGGTCACTGTAGCCTTTGTTGTACCTATCACATATCCGTATTACCTTTATGCCATCGCGGCGCTGTGGCTCAAGCCATTCAATTACGTCCTTTAGCAGCTTCGCCTCGTCCGTGTACATCTGTGTAGATGGGGCGCCTAATGCGGATTTCTTGTTCGTCGCCGTCATAGCACACCTCCAGCGTATTTCCAACTTCCAGACCCCAAAGCTTCACAACCCAACTCGGAATCTGTACCAATACATTCTTAGTGTTTGTGACGTTTACGGTCTTTACATAGTTCATTTAATTACCACCTGGTTTCAAATGATTAAGGATAGCGTAACTTGCATCCCCCTTTTTCTGCAGTACATCATGATACAGAATACCGTCTATAGTCTGCTTCGCAGCCATGATATAGTAGAGGCACTTAAAGGGCTGCTTTGAGATATCACCGTATATTCTGTCCATGGATTGCTTGAACAGTTCGTAGCTCCAGTTGAGAGAGAAGTAGACGCACAAATGACAATTTGTGAGAGTGAGTCCTTTATCGGCCGAAGCTGGGTTAGCGATGAGATACTGTATATCTCCACGCTTAAATGCATGTATTGCGGCATTTTTATCAGCGAGTGAAGTAGCTCCGTATATCGTGGCACACTTGCTTCCGAGCATATCACTAATGATCTCAAACTCTTTCCTGTAGTTTGCCCAGATAAGGAATTGAGAATCTGGATGCATTGCAAGTATGTCTTTGAGCTTCTCAAACCTGTACATATCGAGTAGGTGCCACTCTGCTTGGTCTTCTCCATAGAACTTATTCTCCTTCATAGCTTGCGTATCAATCACAAAGCCAGACGTTACTTGGTTCAGCTTATTAAGCTTCGCCGCGCTGCTTGGCGCAGTTAGCTTCTTACCATCAGCAACTTCAATGTACAGCTCATTCTTAAGTGTTCTGTAGTGCTTCCTAAGTGCTTCTGGCATGTCAAACTCAACTTCAATGAACTCTCTACCAGGCAGAGTTAGAGCATCCTCTTTGTCGACATACATTGCATACTTATGAAGCAGCATCATGAACTCTTCGCGTCTATCAGGACGCATCTGTAGTTGCTCATACTGAGAGAACGATACATCTACAAAGTAGTGCTCTTTGAAATGAGTCCAGTATGGAGGCACGCAGTAGTAGTCAATTGCTTTAAGCTGCATGTAGTACTCCCACTCTCCATTAGGAGCAGGCGTGCCGGACAGTAGATAGAAGCGCTTAACAGTCTGTGCAAAGTCCACGATTGCTTGACTCTGCTTAGACTTGTAACTCTTCATATCAGAGCTCTCATCTACAAAGGCGCCTTCAAACTTTATCTGATCAAAGTACTCTTTGTAGGTAGCAAACGACTCAGTGTTAGTTACATAAATCTGCGCGTCGCTCTGTATGGCCTTCAGGCGCTTGGCCTTGGTGCTGGCGTGGCAATTGACCACTTTGAGTCCAGGCACAAACTTTGCTGCGTCTTCAAGCCACGCATTCTCAATAAGAATCAGCGGGCAGATGACCAGCCATTTATGCTCTGGATGCTTACGCAAGTCATCCAGCATGATCGAGAGGCTCAGCGGCGTTTTGCCCGTTCGAGTATCAAAGAAGAAGCAAAAGCGATTGCGTATCGCGGCGATCTCACGACCAAGCTGCTGGTGAGCTCTCAGAGTGAGATGCTCGTTAACTACAGGATTATTCTTATGACCGAATGCCTTCAACGCATCAACGGCTGTGCGAGCTTCAAGCTCTTTACTGTAGTAGCCTTGCACGGCAAGTGGCGCCGTGTCGAGGTTATCAAGCGTCAATCCGCGCAGTCTCTGCAGCAGCTCTGGCGCGTGGCGAATAGAAAGCCTGTGCTCAGTCTTCTTACGATTACTATGCACAGGATAAAATTCTTGTAGAGCCTCAAGTGTAGCAGTGTCTCCTTCGTTGCACTTAACTACAATGCCTTGAGGTGTTAAACTAATCTTGTTGTTAATTGTAGACACCACCTTTCCAAAAGATAGCCCTGGTCTAAAAACTTTCGTGATAAAAATAAAATGGACCATCTGATGGCTCATTTGGTTTCCGGCGCTCCAGGATCAATTAGCTGGATACGGTTTGATTTATCGTCAGGTCCATTGTTAGTGTGGCTGTCTTTCCAGCCTGCCAGATAACCCAAACCATGACTTTTCCCTACACAGTTATCAGCCGTCCCACAACCCACGACAGGTGACGGGTTTCCTCGCTGGTCCAGGTGGCTGGATTCGAACCAGCGACCAAAGGCGTTTCAGTTCATTACCCTTTTAAGAACAAGCTCTACCACTGAGCTACACCCGGATATTCTTTATCAAGATAACCACCAAGTTTGCTGGGCTTTCGCTTGCCTTATTAAGACGGTGATCAAATCGTCTCTATTCAGCGTCTTCTCACTTATCAGACTAAAGCGCGCGTCATCTGATCTTGCTTCTATCCAAGGCACGTTTTTCAGGCGTGCGAGCTTGGTGGTTATCTTCATAAAGAATTTAATAATCGCCGCGGCTAGGTAACTACACCCTTGCTTAGAACCTTGGCTCTACAAGGACCTCTCCGCTATCCAAATTTCTCCTGACGCCTCGTTACGGCGCCGCGGCGACCTTTTGTTCGTCCCTCAGCATACCCCCGCTGTACTGCTGAGGGATAGAAGGAGGGAGATGAATCACAGGAGGTGATTCTGGCGCTAGTAGATGGACTCGAACCACCGACCCGCTGCTTAACAGACAGCCGCTCTACCCACTGAGCTATGCTAGCATATGGTGGTTCTGCAGGGACTCGAACCCAGGGCCAGCCGGTTATGAGCCGGCAGCTCTAACCGACTGAGCTACAGAACCATATATTTTACTCGCTAACCACAAGCGAGTGACACGCAGCCCTCAATGACTACATCATATCAGCGCCAAGGCACCCCGCACTAATATGATGTCTGCGCTTCCGCCAAACTGAAGGGGAACTATACGCTAACCGGGAACCAGCCGGCTAGTGAGAATCTACAATGCACTTCAGACGTACTATATGCTCCGTCGGACGGTATGGCCCGATGCGCTCGGTAGCGTTAGTAGGCCCTTTTGGTCACGCCAGACTATGTGCAAGCCTGGGTAGAGTGGCACATCATTGTAGACTCTCACTAGCCGGCCCGATTGCTCGGGCCGGGCAGCGAGGTGAAGGCGAATTACACCTCAGCAGCAACAGACTCGTCGGTCTCAGCCCGGGCGTCAGCAACAGCGTCGGCCTCAACGGGCTCAGTCTCGACAACGGGGTGGCGGTGGGCCTTCTCAGCCTTAGCGGCGTCCACACGAGCCTGGTTGGCAGCAATGGTCTCCTCAGAGGCGCCGCGCTGCTTGGCCTTGTACAGGACGGAGTTGGCGTTGATGATCTCACGCTTCAGCTGCTCATCGGTCATATCTTCCAGGGCGATACCGAACAGCTGGCCGCGGCGCTTGGGCATTTCGGGAACTTCGACTTCATAGGTGTTGTTGCAGTGGGGGCAAGTGACTTCAAAAGACTTGGACATAATTTGTTTCTCCTTTTCGACTTTTATTTTGAGCGTTTACTGCGCTCTTTCTAAAGATATTATATCATGAAAATCTTATTTTGGGAGCCCCCTTCCCTCACGGGTTTTGTCAGAAAATTTTGGATATTTTCTTAACATTTTACATCTTAACACTCTTAACCTTCTTAACCATTTGGCGCCATCTACTGGAGTCTATATAGGATTGTTTATAAAAACTTTCAAAATAAAAATCCGAGAGCAACAAAAGTACGTCAAAACGTTAAGAATGTTAAGAGTGCTAAGGAAGTTAAAAAGTTAAGAAAATGAAAGAAGTGTATTTAGATCTACAAGTTGAATATTTGAATTTGGCAAAATTTAAGATAGATAATAATATCCTTATATATTCCTATATTTTATAATTATTCAATCAGCGCTGCGGCGCCGTACCAAAGTTTACCTGTAGGCCCTCACGCGCACGTATATAATAAAGTATATAAAGGAGCGTCTGTAGAACCTGTAGCACACGTACACACGTTCGTAGTAGGTTTCTTGGGTATTTATACTCTTAAAATTACGGACGCGTAGCGAGTGAGTATGGGCTAAAGAAATAAGGCTACCTTTCGGTAGCCTTACTCTTATTCAATAGAACCTACAAGGGCACCCCAAACCTGAGGCCCAGCCATGCGATCGACAGTCAGGCTGTAGGCAGTCTGGAATTTCTCCAAAGCGTCGCCTGTACCGTTGCCAAAGTCTCCGTCTACGCCGTCCTTATTAGGACCGTAGGTGCCACAAGGATAGCCTCTCAGTTTCATGAGAGTCTGCAGCGCCTCGACAGCAGGACCTTCGTCACCGACCTTCAGCACAGGCAGCATCACAGAGCTGGTCTTAACAGTCTTTGTGGACTCAGCATCATACGCAGGTCTGCCGTATCCATAGATACGCCAGTAGTTAAGCTTATACCACTTCTTGCACACACCGCCGCCATTTGCAACTACACCGATGGCAGTAGATGTATTGCCCTCAATGGTATACACCTTTTCTTTGTCTACCTTGTAGACAATGCCAGTATGAGACACGCCGTTCTTTGCAGTATTCCAAAAGAAGATCTGATCGCCGGGCTGCGGCGCCGAATTATGAAATTGTCCTTTCTGCTTATAGTACCGAGCAGAATAGTAACAACCGGCACCAAGAGAACCACTTGGCTGGCATAGCAGCTTCTTAGCGATGTCTACACCGTAGGCTTGCACGAAGCACCAGTCTACAAAGACATCACACCACGCAAAACCCTGCTTACCACCGTTGTAGAAGCCAGGAATTGAATCCAAGTCTCTGGCATACTTAGTGTAGTTTTTATCACCTGCATTGGCTTTCTTATCATCCAGATTTTTATTGGAGGCTTTTTCTAAGTAGCCAATTTCAGCTTCTGCAATTGCTATTACTTTACTTGCATAATTTGCCATAGCTTATTCCTCCTCAGTTATGATGTCGGCAAAGGTACTCCATCCAGGAGCAGCTTTATACACAGCGCTGCAGCCCTTAGGAACTACAATGGTATTGTTTAGTCTAAGATTAAAATGTGAATACGTTATAGTTTCATTACCCATGCTTGTAGTAGTAGTCGTACCGATAAGCTGCGGAGGCTCATGAGACAAGAGCTTAATGGTGTATTCTGTAGCATTGTTGCGATAGAATGCATAGTCATGTATAGTCTTAACGCTCTGCGGTATCGTAATGCTAGACATGCCAGTAAGACCAGCAAACGCATACGCACCAATAGTATCAACACTATCAGGAATATCCCATTTATATATGCCAGAAATGTTCCTATCATTGATGTAGAAGTTAAGCATTGCAGTGTAGCTATCGGTGTAGATGTAGTCGTTAATGTAGTTAGCTCTGTTACCCTGTACCCACCATGCAACGTCGACGTTATTTAGGTATATGCTAACAGTTGCACGTTGACTTGCGCCAGACCACAGCGCGCCTCGTATTTCTTCAACATTTCTGTTAAATACCAAAATATGAGCGGCATTAGCTGTCTCAATAGCATCAACTGCTCCACCATATATTGTCTCAATAGGCGCATCATAGGTTACTTTAACTCCGTAACCGTTATCAGTGATAGTGCTAGGAGTTATATAGCGAGGACATCCAGGATCAACTATTGCTACAACAGCATTGGCTATTTTAGTCTGCCGCTCAGCACTAGCATACTTAAATACCGTAGAGTAACCGTCATAAGCGCCACTAATTTCAAGTAGGCCCTCAGGTGAAGTAGTACCATCAGACTCACCGAGGTACGTACCAAAATAAATGGTGTGACTACCACCATTATACGCTGCTCTATGCAGAGTATCTGTTACAGTTTTTGTAATGCCATCAAATGTAACAGAAACAGTGCTGCCTCTAGACGGATGTATAGTAATACCAAAGAAGGACTCCCTGGAATACGTATTTTCACCATCATAAGTATCCGCTGTTATCTTACGAACAAGTATTTGTGCAGGTATGTTAGTGGCATAATCAACTGCATGTGCGGTGATAGTAATGGTGCCATGTATTTCATCACCTGGAATGTAGACTACACCGGTAGTATAGTCGTACATGAAAGCATAGGGAGATACTGTGCCAGTAACGGATATTACTCGTGGTAAGTACTTACCATCGTGTGGTATAAGCGTACACGTATAGTCTTCGCCGTCTTCTACAGAGCGCCTACCCTTGAGCAGCAGCCCAGATACACGTGCAAGTACTTTATGTCCTGATCCAGCAGCTATGCTATGCTGTGTAAGATACGCGTGTTTGAACTGTGCTAGGTTCATGCTTAAACACCCCTTACAATAGCGTGCCAGCCAAGGCCATTCCAGTAGATTCCTACATCATACGTACTATTTGGCTCTGGTATGAATATACCATCGTAACAGTAGTCACCGGTAAAGTACGCTCCAATAGCATTGGTAAATGTGGTGGCAGTGTCGCCACTCTTGAACACTACTGAGTAGTACGCCTCTGTACTGTCAGTAAAAGTACCAGACTTATCAATAGTAAGAGAAGTTATACCACTAGTATTGGTATATCGCCACTCAGTGTTATATCCATCAGCAGCTAATACGATTGACTTATCGCCTGTTGTAGCATCTACACTTATAGTCGCGGATTTTGTTGCACCGATACACTTTGCAGACAGCACGGCGCCTTCACGCAAAACTAAAAGGCCATTTACACAGCGGACTTCATTGCATGATTCAGCAAAGCATGCTTCAGGCGCCAAGTACTCACCGTCGTAGTCGATAGCGCTGAAGTCTTTAATCCGCTCGATAGCTACAATGCACACTCCAGCAGCATTGTAGCCGTGTACGTAGTCGGTACCTTTGACGGCGTGGTCAACGGTATAAGGTACTTCATTAAAAGTAAGTATAGCCATTAAGACGCCTCCTTATGGTAATTGAGCAATGGGCTGGGCACCGCTGTAGATACGACCGCCCATAGCAGTGAAGAATATAGTACTACCAATCTCCATGTTTATGTCGCCGTATGCAATTATGCTGCCACCCTGAGCACTAAGACCATTGGCGTTTGCATTGCCATCTATGTATCCACAATAGAAACGGCTAGCGCTATCTACAACAATAGCAAAGCCTGGACTATTGTTACACACCACCTGGTCGAGGGCCAGTGTAGAGCCATAGTTGACAGAAACATACGCGCCCTCGACACTTAATGTGCCAGAGCCAGTAAGTGTGCCACAGTTTGTTACGTATGCAACACCACGGGATAGAATGGTTATGTTATTGCTGAGAGAGCAATGACAGCCGTCAACGCGGAAGCGATTAACAGAAACTGCCTCGCCGTTATTCATTAGTGTAATAGGCGCATCAAAGCCTTTAATAGTAACGTCCTCAAAGTACGCACCGCCAGCTATGCTCAAGGTAGCGTTGTTGCCGTTAAGGTTACGCGGAATAGCACTAAGCGCCTTAGTAATTGTCTTATACGGTGACGCTGCAGTACCTGTACCGGTATCGTCATTACCCGTAGAGGCATTTACGTATACATAAAGATCAGATCGTGCATTATCCTTGTGTAGCTCAAGAATATTGCCTTCAATGCGATTTATGTCGTTGTATCTGACACCGTCGGCGCCAGTCCAATTTGTCTTAGGAGTTTGCCAAGCCATGATATTCCTCCTTAGGTATTTAGATCAGCTACACCAGTAAGTGCGCCATTCCAGAACAACTGATGGCGACGAATGTTGTAGCGGTTATCAGGTGCTATGCCATCTAGTAACAGAATAGGATCGTTTATAGATAGCGCTATGTCGCCACGGTACGTAACTGTGGCGTCATACTTATCTGCCGCTGACAAGCTAAATATACGATCGAGTATTATCTGCGCCAGCGAGCCGTCTTGTATAAAGTCAGCCTTGACGTCGCGAGTAACGGCACCGTTAAGACGTATGCTGTTATCGTCTCTACGTGTAAGTATTGCAGTATTGGAGATATCCAAAGATGTACCAGTACAGCTTATAGAACGAACTGTGCCAGCACCTGTAAAGAAGAACTCAATACCCCAAGAATAAACAACATACGTGTAGTTAACAGTAGCGTCTTTATCGACGGTAACTACAATGTCTGAAATATAGGGATTGCTGAAGTTCAACTTACGTGTCGGCGTTGCAGAAACATTGAAGGTAAGATTGTCGCTAACAAGATTAGTGTTTTCTACAAGCTGAGGAATGTGCACGGTAACATTCACAAGGTTTGGCAATGTAGTATACAGAGAGCCATACTCCTTGCTAATAACGTTTGTACTATCCGACCAGGTGTCATAATAATGATCAAGGTGTAGTTTCTGCGGCGCGGCGCAGATGACTCCATCTTTGTCACAGTATATGTGCATAGGATACGCCTGACTTATTTTTCGCAGTGCCGCAGCGTGGCTGGTAGGTTCAAACCATGCATAAGGTATAGTAACGTCGTACAATGCAGGATCTACACTCCATAAAAGGAAGGGCAGTTGAGCGGCGGCATCATTGAGGACAATATCAATGAGATCACCAAGTGACTTATCCCTATACACGTAGTGCGCCTCATAAGAGGTTGTGCCAAGCAAACCAATGGTGTCGAAGCCAACGACAGTTGCAGCCAAGTTGCCTACAGGCACGTTCCATCTATAAGACCAATAGGTACCCTGCTTATACCACTCAATTACACCTGGCGTTACTTCGACGCCTAGCCACGGTTCTATCTTACGGTTGCGACGCAGCAGCTTAGATACGGCAGATTTACTGTTATTAAAGTAAAACGCACCAGTGCTATTGTCGAGAACAATAGTAGTTTCATTTGCAGAAACACCACCAAGAGCTTCAACTTCATCGTCATACGTAAGCTCTTCAAGCAAGTCTATACTGACCAAGTCGCTGACATTAGCATAGCCGCGGTAAAGCAGCGTAGAAAGAATGGAAACCTCGAGGATAGCTACTGGAACTGCCGGCCTAGTAGTCTTAGTAACGCGAATTACTATCGCTTTGGCAGGCATTGGCTCCTCGTTTATAGAAACAACGTCGGATGCGTTACCAACAATGGATACAACGGTAGACGTATTATCATCACGTATAAATTCAACAGTAAAATCCTCTGCTATGCTGCCATGCGCTGCATCAAAGTGTATAGTAACAGGTGACACCACTCTTGTAGAAAAGTCAACGCGTAAGAATGGCGCGGCACTAAACGTACCATTTTCGTCGCTAATCGCTGCTGAGACCCAGCCAACCTGGCTATACTCATCGAGTGCGTGGTAGCTACCATCTAGCTTGTTATCGTAGAGCATAAGTAGCTTAGTTTCAGGCGTCGTAGTGCTATCAACAACCTGATCTTTATTACTGTTGTACGCTTCCATATCTGTGCTAACAGCAGTTTCGCTGTCAAGCATTGGATCAGTATAAGTTATATAAACTTTACCGTACACGCGGCGTGACGGTTCCTTCATACGGGAATGCACGTTTATCATTACTGCACTACCGGTACTTTTAACAAGTAAGCTATCATGCGTAACATCAATTGTATTATTGATGTGTGACAGCTCATCAGCGTTAGCTACAAGCGTGTCGTGCGCACGAGTAGTACTATGTATATGAGTATTACTTCTATGCGTAATTGCTAAGGTGTCTTCCCTGGTCAATACGACTATCTCAGTCGGTGCTGCGTAGCTTGCCTCTAATACTAAAAGCGTAGCGTTATCCAATCGTTTAATGTACGCTGGATTATATACATTGTACAATCTTGCGGCACTGCCAGGCTGACTAACTTTAGTGACAGAAATTATGTAGTGCGTAACGGTAATAGTGCGAAGAAGATAGTGAACGTACTCTGCTTTATCATTTGTAGTTTCGGCTATTGTATACTGAACTGCAGTACCATTGTAAAATACTACTGTGAAAGCAACTGGATAGTTATACTTGCTACTGACAAGACGAAAAGCTTGTATAGTACCACTTTCATTTACTGTAACTACAAAGGGCTCAGGCAATACACCGTAAGCGTCAGACTTTGCAGCGCCCCATAGACCGACGTCTCCAGAAATAGGATAGTAAGAACCATCGAGTACATTGTCTGATAGCGTAAAATACTTGTGGTCTTCTACAACAGAAGCTGCATTGGTTAGACCAGCAGAGCTATTAAGAGGTGTAGAGTAATTATATTTATTCGCTGAATAGGACATTATGCTACACCTCCACTAATTTAGCCGAGTGCAAAAGTTATCTTAACTTCAAGCACCCATGTCTGATTGACCTGTTTAGTACCATTGCTTTCAACCACACGGTTAAGCATAACGCCACCGGTAGCTGCGTTGAATACGCCCCATTCATTCCATGCAAAGTTAGCCTCTTCAGGAGCGAATGTAGACTTAAATGTAACTGCAGGTGGCGCAACGGTAGGATACCCATCATCCATAGCCTTTCTAAGCTTACTGGAGCCCTGCAGGTCAGTCTGGCTAGCTACAAACGCACCATTGCCGCTGCCGACGCCTAGGCGCGCGTTTGTACTATTGAACGGAATGCCCTGGCCAATCGCAGCCTGAGCTAAAAAGTTTACGCCTGCTGTTGTGAGTGCCATAGAGCCTCAGCCTCCTCTTTGGTTAGCTCGACTTCCTGTTCGGTAACTTCAATGACTTTACCATTTTCATCGAGCTTTGTTAGCTTAACTCGCGCGGTGGCGCGTAGTTTTAGACCTTCCATATTACTTACCTCTCAATCAAATTGAAAGTTAGGTTCTTCCAAATGACATTTTTACTGCTCATGTAGTGCAAATCGGCAGGTATAGAGCCTACATAAACTTCAGCTGTTACGGTAGCGTCACGGTCAGGGTAACTAAAAGGAAAAAACAGTGCATCGCTATTGTATATAGCTGCAAGTATATTGTCAAAATCTTCTGCCGTAATAGAGTCATACGTGAAATAAAACTTACGCTTTTTGGCTACTAAATCACCTACCATGGAAGCGTCAGAAAGGCGCTCCATGGTGGTGATATTGTAACGCTCAACGCGAAAAGTAGATGGTTTCTTGACCTTGATATTGTTTATAACGTAGTCCATACAAAACCTCCTATAAGCCTTTACGGGCGTCTTCTTGCACGCGTATCAGCTCAAACTTATTATACAGTTGCCTTAAGCCACGTTCGTCTGCTACGAGTGTGCCTACGTACAAAGGAGGAAGGTTGCTTGTGTTACTGCCATTAACGCTTGCAACGATAGGTGCGAGGCTGCTAACAATACCATTAGAAACGGCATCTACAAACGGCTGCATGGCGCGGGCATTTTCTAGCGGAATAACTGCTTCTGCCTTATTATTTTCAGCAAATCTTGCAATGTGCTCTCTGTCAAATATGCCTCCAGTAGCGTGACCAGTTTTTATAGCACTACTGGCTGCGTTGACAGCGCTGCTTACTAAATTGCTTGGCGTTGACAAGCCGTCCCATAATCCATCCCACCAGCCACTTATGCTAGTGCCTAGGCTAGTAAACCAACCGCTTATTGCAGTAACGAGGTCACTGAACCACTGTTTAACATGGCTCCATCCAGATGCCCAGTAAGAGGCGCTAAACATATTACCCCACCAGGTTTTAACGTTATCCTTAGTACTGATAAACCACTGATTGACGTTATACTTCAGGTCGGAGAACCATTGCTTCACGTGATTCCAGCCGGTTGTCCACTTTTCTGCTATGGTGTCAAACAGATTTGCCCACCAAGTCTTTATATTAGACTTGGTATTCGTGAACCAGTTAGATATGCTAGTAAATAGGTCGGAGAACCATTGCTTCACGTGATTCCAGCCGGTTGTCCACTTTTCTACTGTTGTGTTAAACAGATTTGCCCACCAAGTCTTTATATTAGACTTGGCATTCGTGAACCAGTTAGATATACCAGTAAAGAGGTCGCCGAACCATTGCTTAACGTGACTCCAACCTGCCGTCCACTTTTCTGCCGTGGTGTTAAACAGATTTGCCCACCAAGTCTTTACGCTGGACTTAGTATTCGTGAACCAGTTAGACACGCCAGTAAAGAGGTCGCTGAACCATTGCTCAACATGATTCCAGCCAGCTGCCCACTTTTCTGCTGTGGTGTTAAACAGATTTGCCCACCAAGTCTTTATAAAAGACTTTATATTCGTGAACCATGTAGATATACTGGCAAGTAAGTTAGAGAACCAGCCCATAACCTGTAGCCAACCAGCTGTCCATTTAGCAGCATTAAATGTGTTGCTCCACCAAGTAGCTACACTTGTGCCAAGGCTAGTGAACCAGCTACTAATGCCGGTAAACAGATTGCTGAACCACTGTTTTACGCG